CGATCTCCGAGCCATCCGCGTCGAGCACCTTGCCCTGCAGTGCGCCCGCGCGGAGGTACTCGCGGGTGATGTCGATCGAGCCGCGCATGTCCTCCTGCCGGTCGAGGACCTCGTCACCGGCCTGCTTCAGCTCGGTCTCCGAGCCGAAGGCGCGGATGTTGTCGATGTCGTCCGCGGTGATCCGCGAGGTCAGGCCGAAGCGCTCGGTGCGGAAGTCGACCATGTCGCGCTTGCCGCGGCGCTGGCCGCCGAGCGGCGTACCGCGCTCGGAGGACTGCACCAGCTGGATCACGCCGTTCTTCATCTCGACCGAGAACTTGGTCCCGCGGATGCTCTTGGCGGTGAAGAGGCCCATCGCGCCGATGAGGCCCCACTGGTTCGGGATGACGCGGATCGCCTCGCCCAGTGCCATGGCGCTGAAGGCGTCGCCCTTGAAGATATCGATATGCGCCATGTGACGCTCTCCTTTCCGGGAAGGTGGTGCGCGCCTTCAGCGCGCGATGGATGTCAGCCGGCCGCCGCCCGGGCGACCGGCACGATCAGCCCGCGAGGCAGACGATGCCGACCGCCTCGAGCGCGGCGCAGGCGGTGTCGCGGTTGGCCTCGGTGGCCCAGCTCGCATCGAAGCCCAGCCCGTAGCGGCGCACCTGGGCGGGACCCCGCGCCAGGACCGTCGCCTCGACGTCCGCGCCGGCCGCCGCCGCGGGCTCGAGCAGCACGGCCACCGGCGACTCCGAGCCGTCGGTTGCCGTGCGTACGCTCGATTGCAGCTTGCCGGTCGCGGTGATCGCGCCGAGCACGGCGCCGGGCTCGAGGTCCGCGCCGGCGGCGATGGTCACGCGCTTGCGGCTGTAGAACTTGTCTTCCTCGAAGAGGAGGAAGTCTCCGGGCGTCTTGCCCTCGGTCAGCTTCGCCATGTCGGGTCTCCTTCGAGGCTATGGCGTTACGGGATGGACCGGCCGGGACGGCCGGCCCGGGTCATGCCTGGTGGCGCTTGCGGGCCTGCGCGGCGATCCCGCCGGCATCGGCGGACGTCTCCGGCGCCGGCGCGTCGAGCTCGGTCGCCTCGGCGTCCATGCGCGCGCTGAGCGACTGCGCCGGCGCGGCCTTCGGGGCAGCGGCGAGGTGCTTGCCGGCCTGCTCGGCCGACATTCCGCTGTCGAAGGCGAGGCTCTTGGCGAGGTCCTCGCGGCCCTTCGCCTCGGGATGGTTCAGGATCGCGGAGATCCGGGTGCGCTCGTCGGCGGCGGACGGGCCCTCGGGCGCCGCCGGTGCCGCCGGTACGGCCGAGGCCTGCGGAGCGGTGGCCGGTGCGGCCTCCGCCTCGGGGGTGGCAGCCGCCGGCGTTGCCGCGGGCGCGGTGTCGCCCTTCGGCGTGGTGTCGGGTTTGGTGGTCATGGTCTCGATCCTCTTGCTGGATGCTCTGGGGGCGGCCGGTGCCGGACGGCCGTTCACTTCGGCACGGAAGCGCTCGAAGGCCTCGCGCGGGTTGGCCACCTCGTCGGCCAGGCCCGCCTGCACCGCGGCCTCGCCGAGATAGGTCGCGGCCTCGGTCGCGAGCGCCCCCGCCGCGTCGAGCCGCGCGCCGCGGCCCGCGCCCACGGTCTCGGCGAAGATCGCCCGCAGCTCTTCCATCTCGGCCGAGAGGCTCGCGCGGACGCTCTCGGGGAGCGGCTCGTAGGGATTGCCGTCCGCCTTGTGCGACCCGGCCGAAATCACCGTGACCTGGACACCCATGGCTTCGAGCTGCTGGCTGAAGTCCGCGTGCATCGCGATCACGCCGATCGATCCGACGCCGGCCGTGCGCGGCATCACGATCCGGCTCGCCTGCGAGGCGATGGCGTAGCCCGCCGAGAAGGCGTGGTCCGACACGAAGGCCCAGACCGGCTTCGCCTCCCGCGCGGCGCGCACCTGGTCGGCCAGCGAGAAGCACCCGGCCACCTCGCCGCCGAAGCTGTCGATCTCCAGCGCGATGCCCCGCACCCCGGGGTTCTCCGCCGCCGTCATGATCTCGGCCGAGAGCGCCTCGTAGCTCGTCTCGCCGGAGAACTCCCCGAGCCAGGTCCGCCGGTGCACCAGCGTGCCCGTCACCGGGATCACCGCGATCCCGTCGACCAGCCGGTAGCCCGGCCGCGCGCCCGAGCGCAGCTCCTCCTCGGTGCGCCCGTCGAGGAGCGAGGCTTGCGGCGCGAGCTGCGCGCTGGCCGAGACCTCGGCGCCCACGACCTCGACCTCGGCCCCGGTCAGGCGCGGGCCGAAGCCCAGGGCGAACGCCGCCGCCTTCGCAGGCGCGACGAGAAGCGGCGTGTGGAACACACGCGCCGCGATCTGCGGATGTCGCATCTTGTCAGTCCTCGGATGTGGTGCGGCGGGCGTCGTCGAGCGCCGCGCCGCCGGTGTTCCCCAGGAGCTTCGCGAAGCTCTCCTGCATGGGATGCAGCGTGCCCTCGGGCATCGCCTCCATCTCGGAGCGGATCTGCTCCATGTTGTCGGCGTAGTCCGTGCCGGTCAGCTCGGCTGCCTCTTCCTCGAGGGTCGAGAGCCCCAGCGCCACGCGCATCGCCGAGGCCTGCGCCTCCTTGACCGGGTCGACGAAGCCCTTGCCCGGCCCGATCCACTTCGTCCGCGCGTAGGCCGGCCAGTGCTCGTAGAAGTCCGGCGCGCCGGCGGGCAGCGTGATGTGGCCGTCCAGCACCTGCTCCTCGAGCCAGGCCATGAAGAACGGCTGGCAGAAGCCCTGGGCGAAGGACGCGCGCCGCGCCGTCCACCCGCGCCAGATCTCGATCATCGCGGCCCGCGCGCTCGAGTAGTTCGTCTTCGACCAGTCCGAGGCGAGCTGCTCGTAGCTGATCCCGAGACCCGAGGCGACGTTGCGCAGGACCGCGGACTCGAAGTCGGCGAACTGCGCCGCCGGGCGGGCGGTGTTGACCATGCCGATCTCGTCGCCCGGGTAGAGCGTCGAGACCCGGGCGCCGCCGACGCGGATGCCGCTCGATTGCCCGTAGAACTGGCCCCGTGCGCCCTGGTACTTCAGGAAGCCCTCGCCCCCGCCCTCGGAGAACATCTCGTCGATGACCTCGGGCCCCATGGGCGACTTGATGAAGGCCGCGAGCACCGCGTTGATCACCGCCGCCTGCAGCTCGACCCTCGCGTAGTGGTCCTCCATCTTCAGCTTCTCGACGATCGGCGCGAGCCGGCTGATCCCGCGCGTCTGCCCGTCACGGACCTTGTCGAAGAAGTGGATCACCTGCGGACGCCCGTTTCGCCCCTCCCGCGCGATCCGCTTCCAGCGGAACGCGTCGGCGGCGTCGAAGTAGCCCTGGTGCGGGTGCGCCTGGCGGAAGTGGAACGCCCGCGCCACCCCGTCCCGGCTGATCTCGATGCCGCCCCGGAGCCGCGCCTCGTCCGCCGCGCCGTTCGGGTTGGACAGGAGGTCGGGGTCCACGAGCCGCAGGCAGGTCTTCGTCGGCCGAAAGCGCCGCCAGTTCAGCACCCCGATCGCCTCGCCCTCGATGAGATACGTCCGGTAGGCGGTGCCGAACATCTGCGAGACCGTCTGCGCCCGGGTCGTGTCCGCGAAGAGCCGCGGGTCGTCCGCGTAGGAGCGCCAGCGCGCCTCGACCTGTTCCTTGAACTCCCGCGACCACTCCGCGCTGAGCCCGAGCGCCCGCCAGTCCGGCTTCAGGAGCGGCCGGAAGTTCGACCCGATGACGCTGTCGACTTCCTTCGCGACGCCGCCCGCGGCCCAGCCGTTGTTGCGCACCAGGTCCCGCGCCCGGGCCGTGACCCGGTTGCGCCCGGGCAGGATCTCCGCGTCGGGCGATCGGTTCTCGGGCAGGTAGCCCGACAGCGTGTCGATCGCGGTGTCGGCCGCCGCGTAGGGCGACGAGGCGTTGATGCCTGCGTCGCGCAAGCCGCCCGCCCGCGCCCGGCGCGAGACGATCGGCACCTCGGTCAGCGAGCGCGCCATTAGAACACCACCGGGCGCGACCCGGGCCGGCCGGACCCGCGTCCGAGCTGGCGCTTCAGCGAGGCGATGTAGCGCCGCAGCCGGGTCTCGTCCGACGGCGCGAACTCGGTCCGGTGGCCGTCGTATCCGACCACGGTCACCGTGGTCCCGACCAGCAGCCGGTGCAGCGCGTCCTCGGCCTCCGTCAGGCGCGTCTCGAGCGTGGCGGCATCAGTCGTCATTGCGGTTCAGCACCTTCAGCAGTCTCGCCCCGGGATCGTCCGCGGGCTTGGGTTTCGGAATGGCGGGCGACGCCGCCGCGGCGAGCGCCAGCTCGGCGTCGAAGAGATCGCCTTGAGGCACCTCGGGCGCGCCGCCCCGCTCGACGGCCAGCGCATCCCACTGGTCGTCGGTCATCGAGGCCCAACCTTTGCGCAGCGCCCCGGCCTCGGCGTAGTTCATCGTGTCGAGCGCCTCGTTCCGGCGCGTCGGCTCGACCAGCACCCAGGTACTGGTCATCACGCCGACCTTGTTGCGCCGCAGCACCCGCGTCTCCGCCGTGAGCATCCGGTAGTACTCGTCGCCGAGGTCCCGGGCGAACTGCGTGAAGCCCCGCTCCTCCGGCACCTCCTTGTCGAGGTGGCCGTAGAGACCGGCC